TCTAACTGCTGGCCAAGCTGTGAAATAACATGAATCAGTGTCGCCATAGATAATACTTTTACCGACATGGTCGTACTCTCCGAATATGCACTCATTGATATACGCATCCATGTGTCTAGCGATGATGCGTCCAGTGAGCGTAGTAGATTGACCAATCCTTTTATCGAAAAATCTACAACCTGGATTGAGAATTGCTCCGTAGAGACTGTTAAGGTTAATCTTTTTGACAAGTTGTCGCTTGTCCCAGAAAGCCTTGTCCTCATCAGTTGCTGCTTCCTTTTTCTTGGCTTGCAGTTCCTTACGTTCCGCATACCACCTTTCCAATAGTCCAGGCACAACAGCCTTTTGTTCATAACTAAAGATTGTTCCATTGGCACTCAACATCCAGGGTTGATTGCTGTCAAAGATCATGCGCCAGACATCGGCAGCACTCATTACATCTGATCCACCAGCTTCCCAATCGACTGTGATTTCTGTGCCAATTTCGCCTGCCATTACAGCAGTATATTCAAGACTGCCAAACATGTTTTCCCAGGCATCTGCAAAGCTTGACCCTGCAGCCATTTTTTCTTGAATATACCTGTCGGTCATTATGGGCCGGAGTTGCCCGACAATCGACTCTTGTGCCATGTTAAGAGCGCGGATCGCTGACGGGTAGAGACTGTTGATGTCGATTGCGCCGATCCAGTCGTGCATGCCTTTCTTGGGGAAAGCAACATAGGCACCTGCCGCTTGTGTGTCTCCTTGGTCATCTCTTCCTTTCCTGTTAGGTACTACCATACCGCGTTGATGTGCTTCATTGATAATCGCCTGCTCGGTTACTGCCACAGCTCCCATTGTGGTTGGAAGCAGTACTGTGTTGTCATGTGCCAGTTCATTGGCTAGATCCAAGAAACGCAGTTTTTTGTCTAGCTTGGCCACAAGCATGGTATCTTGCCTGTTATAATCAATAAATTTAGGAAAGTCTTTGTTATATAATTGATCCAGTGTGCCTTCGTACTGTGTCTTGCGTTCTTCCAGTTCATATTCGCCAATGGCATCCAAACTGTAGCTGTGACGTTCTTCGTATGTGTATTTGCGATACAGTTGCATATAGTCCATATGCACACGACCAATCAAGTCAAATGTGAGATTCTCGGCACCAAAGCGTTCGAATGTTCTTTGTTTAGGCAATTGCCCCCACAGGCAAAATCTACGTGTGTCGTCTTTGTTCAGCACTCGAGTCACACGCATGACCATGTAGGGAATATCAAAGCCTTCTGAGTTCCAACCACTTAGTATGTCGGCATCATCAATGATATCTAGAAAAGTATTCAGTAAATCTTCTTCACGTTCAAACAAGAAACAGTTGTCATACTTGGCACAAATTTCTTCAGCAGTGGCCCACGAATAACTTTTAGGAGGAACAACCAAGGTGACCAGTCGATCCATCCAGTCCAAGTAAATACTGATAGCAGTTATTGGATTAAACGGATCCTCGGGTTTACTGAAACCTCGTTCCGGATCAAAATCAACCTCAATGTCGAAAAACGCAGTATGTAGCTTGGGAGATTCTGCCCCCAGATAGTTTTCTTCAAGGCAACGGAATACTGGATTAATATCTGATTCCCAAACACGCTTGTTGCTGTTAATACGTATCTCTTTTTGAAATTCCTTATTCGACCTGGTCGAAAACCTGCTAACAGGAGTACCGTAAACAGTACGAAATTTACCACGTGGATCGTCGTAGTAGAATATGTAATTGGCCGGGTATTCTCGGTAAACTCGTTCGCCCCCAACACGTTCCACAATGTGGATACGATCCTGGTTTCGATCATATAGTGCGTCAACATAACTCATGTGTATATTTTATTTTTTATTAACAAAAAAGTCAACCAATGTTTCACAACAAACAGCCACACGTAAACCTAGCCACATGCAACCAATCATACATGCACCTGACAACGCCCAATAAAAAATTATTTCAAATAGAATCATCAACATTATGTCAATAACCTCACAAGCCCAACAGTGTCAATGGTAGTAAGCAGGATGTAGTTAGCCAACATGCCAAAAGACCGCCTAGTATAAGCTGCCCAAGCATAGATAGCACAACCAACAATCCACACAGGGTAAAGTACCAAGAGGGGAGGGTCTGGAACGGTAAGTGCCATTCCAATAGCACAGCCAATACTAATAAGCCAAGCAACAAACTCGGCAACAAAGCGAACAGGATTGCTGCACCAATCATCTTTGATCCAATCTAAAGTTGGGCGAAATACGTCAAACACCAAAAAGTCCTAAAAATTTTTCATAGGTGTCTTGGCTGCGTAATCGTATCAAGGTGTTTATATTGTGTTGTTGAATGTTGTGTAAAGCTTTGACATCAAAGCGTTTTGTTTTTAGTTCTTTAACTAGTTCTATTATCGCATCCATTCTGTGGTCAAGATCAAGAATACGATCATAGCTTTCATTGAACATATTGCTGTAAGTAACAAATCCTAACCTATGTAAAAATTCCAAATAGTAAGGAGTACCCATGACCACAAATGGATGCCCTAGCATGATGCACTTCATTGTTTTTTCTGTGATGTGATACTCTTGTAATTCTGCCTCGGTTTCAACAACTAAACTAAAATTAGTTTGATAAAATAGTTCATTTTTTGTAAAATAACTGAGATTGTATTTATAATTGGTATCAGGCACATTTATAGGCCGATAAAACTTTTCTTCAAATTCCACCTTGGAATTGGATCTTTCGTAGGGAATATCAAGTTTTAATAGATCTGAATTACCTAAACATTTACCATAATATGAAGTCAGAGAGTTTTCTAGATCAAGTTCAGTCTCTAGTTTCTCGACAAATTTATCGCGCCATAGTTTTGATCGTCCAACCAAACAAAGAAAGTCATATTTAGGTTTATATTTAGATAACATATCTAAATCAATCAAATGAAAATACAAGTTAGATCTGTTTGCCAGTCTATTTTGACAGTCAATTAGATCCCATGGCATGTAAATCAATTCATAATTTAAATCTATTTGGCATTGTTTTGTATCCCAATAAGATTCACTGAATACTATATAGTTTTTGGTTTTATCTAATTTGTCTTGGATCGACAAAAATTGCACCAGTGTTTCTACCGCAATTACATTCAGGGCATCAAAATGTAATTGGTCGTTTTTTATCAACTCAAAAAAATCATATACAGGTATTCCATTATCACCATATGAGAATTTTATCACACTGGTACCGTATTGAACCTGCTTCACATGCTGATAATAGTCAACATGATCTAAAAAACTGCTAAAACTTTGAAATCCAAATTGCTCCTTGGCAGGACCAAATTTTACTTCAATCAAAGAGTTTTGCCTACAGTTTCAAGAATGGTGTTCAATTCCTCATGATCGGCATTTTCATCGCCCAGGCGAGATTTAAATGCTACACGGATTGCTTTTTTAAGAATGGCAGGCTTGATTTCCATTTCTTCTGCCACTGCTTTGATAGTATCACCCAAACCGGCATTGAGATCTTCAACTTCTTGCATGATAGTCATGCCTTCATTGATGATTTGTGTAAGTTTGGCTTTTTGTTCTGCAGAGAACATTCTTGAACTCATAACATCTCCTGGATAAAGTTTGAATATTATATACTAGGAATCTAAAAAATACAACAAAAATTTGCTCACTTTAACTCTTGGGGCACGACTCCCTTGAGTAAGCCAGCAGCCGGCTCTTCACGGTCCTAAGGTGAAGACTTATTTTTTGGGTTCACACTGTCTGGTTCTAATAATCTTGCCATCGTTGGCGGTTTCCTCTCGCCATTCAGTACAAATCTGTGTTTCTGTTTTGGATTTTTCTGGAGCCAACTTGTCCACTGTGTAACTTGCAGTCATCCAGCCCATGGCACTGAAGAAACCCCACACCATCATGTATGGTACTTCACCTAACATCTGCTATTTTCTTTTTGATGATTTCAATCACGTGATCATTAAGTACAACTTCATAATGATTACATTCTAATTCGATCAGTTCCATAATGTCCGCCCTATGACTTTGACTGGCAATAGTAACCACACCATCGTTGGGTGCTGATATCCAAGGCGCCGATCCGGTTGTGGTCACAATGTTGGTCCATGGACGATGTAAATCAAATGCGTGTGCTTTTTTCATAGCCCACGAATTTGGACCAATATCCTTAAGTAATCTACTGTACGGTAAGAAATATTTTGCAACATCTGCAGATTCAGCACCACCATATGGTGTGCTCAATGTCACTGCACCTAGTACTTGATCTGCAAATTCTTGTGCAAGGTGTAATGCGTATATACCACCCAGACTGTGACAAATAAAAAACATGTCTCGTTGAGCACTCAGTAGCTCCTTCATGTTTTCTAAATTTTTCTCAAAGCCGTTTCTGCTGTCATAATTGATCAACAGCGTTTTGCCTTTGATTTGTCGTCTGATGTAGTTAAAACTTTCACTGGTGGCACTGGCACCGTGAATATAAACTAAAAGCATGATAGATTATTTAAGCGTGGCTCTCAACATCCAACTGTGTTTGGCATGAGCATCTTGACGGCTGGCCAAGAAATCACTGAGGCCGTGTTTGCCTAGTTCTTCAGCTGCACGGAATACGATGCGGAACATTTCTTCCAATTTGTCGCTGTCTTGTAAAAGTTCGAGCAGCATGGCTTCGGCTGGTAGCACTTCAGTTTCATCGTCGATCATGCTCAAGATGCTGAATCTGGTGAATGAACCTGGTGTGTAAGTGCCAGTGGCTCTAATTTCTTCTGCAAACTTGTCTATGCTGCCATACACTTCTTCGTATATGTTAGCAAACAGTTCATGATATTGTGGAAAGTTGGGTCCTTCCACATTCCAGTGAAAATAGTGAGCCTTTAAATAAAAAGCATATTCACTGGCAAATGCAATTTTGAGAGCGCGATGTAATGAGTCCATACCTGTATTTATCTGCCCTGCCCTCTATTGGGTTTGAAGCCACGGCGATAGCTCTTGTTCATGGTGCTGGTTTTTGGTCTCAGTCCGCCAACGTGAGTGCGTTTGACCACATGATCGATTGCAGGTTTTCCTGTTGCAGTTCCTTTTGCTTTTGCCATTTTGTTCTCCGGTCTAGATCAAATTGTTATTTAAAAACTTGACTTTTACCATAATCATCTTTATGGTTACTGGTCTTTTCATACATCACTGTATCTGTGTCTCCCAGGCGCCATTTGGGATTTTGTTCTACCACATACTTGCGAGTACAAACCTTAAAATCTGGAAACTTCATATCTGTAGGATTACTGGCAGCATCAAAGAACAAACAACGATTGTTGGGCTGTGCTGCATATTGTCCGTTATCCAGTTCTATAAAGTTAAAACTTTTGTGATCTTCGGGCCATTCACTGTAGCCAGTGTCTATAATGTTATGATCAGGATGTGCGTTATCTACAGTGAACAGATAATTGCCCGAATACATTTGTTTGTCTTTGGCATAAAACTTACAGGATAAATTCTTTAGAAATGCTTTCTGTATAATTGCTATATCGTAATCAAAACAATCCCAGATCTGCAATGAGTCTAAAGGTAAAAAATTCTGTGGGTCAAGATTCTCTGTGCGTGACACAAACGCATGTAAAGGTAGTTTGTCATAAAGTGCGCCATAGTTTGGTAAGTAAGCCTCAATTCTAAATGCCTGTCCTCTGATACTTTTTAAAGTGATCCAGATGCAGGGCTCGTATTCTCCATGTCCCCGTTCGAAGTCATAAAGAAACTCTCGTCGAATGTACGAATGTATTGGTGGTAAGTTAGCTACTAAAAAACTCATTGATTGAACTCATGGTTGTTGATCTTGATCAGATTGCATTCTACGAATAATGCTGGAATTTTGTCTTGCAGGATCTATGTAATTTTTAATTTCTTGATCGGCAAATGCTTTGGGATCTTGTAACAGTTTCCCTGCTGTAAAAACTTTGCCTAAAAAGTCAAGACCTTTTCTCAAATTGCTGGGTTGCTGCTGATCCTGTGGTTGTAATTCTGGGATACCTTGTTCCTTCATAGAACGAGTTTTTGTGGCCACATTCTTGGCAGCTCCACGACGTTCGGGATTGGGATCTTCTCTACGCTTTTTGGCTGCTGAACTGGCACGACCTTTTTTGCCTAGGCTATGTGCTTTACTGGCCGGCAAGCATTTTGGTTTACCTTCGCTATCATCTCTGCCACCGCACTCGCCACGGATCTTACCATCAGGTCCAAAACGCACCCACTTTTCTCTAAACCATTTTTTGAGATCTTCTTCCAGTTCTTGTTCGCTCA